GTATGCGAAGCGAGTGCGCCCACCCGCCAAAGCGTCGAACCATCGTGCCGATGCACAAGAGCAACTACATCGTGGTGACCAACCGCGAGGATCTGAAAGGCATCAACAACAAGGGAGGGTTCTACCGATGAAGGCTTTGATTGCAGTTTGTAGTGACGGAGCGCGGCACTTCCTGATGGTTGTGCCCAGTTCATTCGACACCCAAGCATGGGCAGAGTCTCGCCGTGAGGCGTTTGCACTCTTGGAAATTATCCGAATCTTGGAGGACGAGCGATGAGGTGGAGCCATGACCAAGGCAATTAAGTTGCCTCCCCGAACCATGTTGTACGGATACGACTACAACAAGGCCAAGCAACTACGGATGACCGGAAAGGATTGGCACATCTACGCCAAGCGCGACACGTTCAAGCACCCGCACGACAAGGACGCGAGGGACACAGCATGGAGCGGTACGGGTATCGAGGTTTGGCTAGACGGTAAAAATGCAGAGTAATGGTGAAACTTGTAAACAGATGTTTATATGTAGCGTTGGATAAGCCCGACGCTCCCCCTAGATATACGACACACAACAACAAGCGAATAGGAGAGTGCAATGACTGTTAAGTTTTATGTAGGAGCAATGAGGTCGGATCACGCCACCATCCACGGGCTGACTGAGGAGGTGCATTTTCTGACGGAACTTGACTGCGTGTTGACTGCGAATAGCGATAAGGAAACCCTAGTTATCGACGCTCTGCTGCGCCGTGCGGGTAGAGAGTTCATCCGTTCAGACAGTGACGTTCGGACGTATGTGGCTTTGGACATTTTCAATAAGGTGCAGTGATGCAAACCTTCCTACCGTATCCGTCCTACGCGGACTCTGCGCGGGTACTGGATTACCGAAGGCTCGGCAAGCAGCGAGTCGAGACCAAACAGATACTACTTGCTATGCCCAAGACCACCGGAGGGTGGCGGAATCACCCTGCAACCAAAATGTGGCGAGGTCACAGGCAGGAGTTGGCTCGGTACGGGTTGGCTATGTGTCGCGAGTGGCAGCGGCGTGGGTACAAGGACAGCATGGAGCCGTTCTTCCTGCACGTGATCGAGTATTGCCAAGAGATCGGGGCTGATCCTCACCCACCGGCATGGCTAGGTCATGAGCCTGTCCATGCGTCGCATAGGTCGAACTTGTTGAGAAAAGATCCTACTTACTACGCCCAATTCGGGTGGAGTGAGAGCGCAGACCTGCCGTATGTATGGCCGGTCGAATAATGTAAACAGATGTTTATAGGAGTGCGAAGATGAATAATGTAATTTGGGACATCGAAGGCGAAGGCGAGGCTCAGTACGAGCCCGACGAGATCGAGGTGCTGGAAGAACTGTACACACAAGAGCGTATGGCAAATGACTACTTAATTGAACAATTAAAAGTGCTTTCAACAGCGGAACCGCACGAAGCGTTGGACGGTATCCGCAACATACTGGAGCAAGGCTTTATCTACTTTGGCGAACAGCGACCGTGGGATAGACCCGCGTTGCAGACATTGATCGGACAGAACCAACAACTAGACCTTTTCGAGGAGACAGTGCAATGAATCCGCATTACCAAGCAGTGAAGAAACACTACGAGAACACAAAGCCGATACGAGGTCGGGCGGTGGACGTACGCCCCGCTGATAAACGGCGGCGTGACTGGGAGAAGGTCACAAACCCTGCACCGGATACGTATGCGTTCAGGCTGTACAACACCGACTGTGTGATCCATGAGCCGAACCGAATGACGTTTGCGTGTGGTGACTGGGTGACTACATCCACATCGAGGTTCATCAGCAGGTTCAGCCCACATATTAGTTGTGGCAAGGCGCGGAACGCTCTGTGGCTGTATCTGCACGAGGCGCACGGAGTGAAAAGGGATGGCTGGTATCCGATTTATAAACAGATGTTTATCGATTACGACGAGAACGATAGAGCGATTGCGCGCATTGAGCCTGTGCCTGTGAAGTGCGTGAACCGCAAGCGAGCGAAGGAGTTGCGTAGTCGAGTGACCGCTTTCGTCGAGTACGGCATGACTGTGCTGAAGTTGTCCGATGGCTGGATAACCTATGCCTTCCGCGAAGAAGCCTACACGCACGCGAGACGGATGCTGGGGGATCGAGCCGCTAACTTGATACAGACCCCGCTGGCTGTGCAGGACATGGCCGAGGCCGTAGATGAGTTGTTGCCTTACTACATGCTCAAGGTTTTGTACCGGTGCAACAACGTGGGAGGCCGTGTGTCTGGGAACAACGGGGAGAGAGATCACAAGTTTGACCCCGAGGCGTTCAAGCGAGCGGCGTACAGGATGCACGACGACCAAGAGCCAGAGGTGTACCACATCGACATGCGGATGCCTGACGGCAAACTATTCGACAACATCGTGCAGACAAATACTTGATTTAGAGACCTAGTTCACTTATAATATGTCTAACAGTTTGGTAAACCACAACAACGGAGTGCGACATGAGTACGATTAATTTTGGTAAGACGATTTCGTTGAATGACTTTGCCCTTGCCATAGCCGAGTGCGGTCATGAGGTGTGCTTGATAGGCGAGGGCGAGATGGGTATCGGTAAGTCGGCCACGCTTAAGATGGTGGCTAAGCGCAAACCTACACATCTGCCTGCGTATATCGACTGCACGTTGCTAGATCTGGGTGACTTTGCTCTGCCGTACACGGTCGAGGAGAACGGGATGCGTGTGACTAAGTTCGCACCCAATGCGAGATTTCGCATACAAGAGGGCAAGCCCGTCATCATCATGCTCGATGAGATCGGCAAGGCAATGGGCGCAGTTAAGAACGTGCTGATGACCCTGATGAACGAGTACCGTATCGGTGACCACTATCTGCCCGAGGGTAGCATCGTGTTTGCGACTACCAATCTGGGTGTCGAGAATCTAGGTGACTTGCTGCAAGCGCATCACAGGAATCGTGCGTGTTCGGTACGCATCCGTAAGTCTGATGCCGATGAATGGATCGATAACTATGCGCTGAGCAATAACATTGCGCCCGAGGTCATCACGTGGGTAAAGCAGTTTCCACATTGTCTCGCAGCGGGTGACGACCCATCACAGAAGGACAACACGTATATCAATGTGATCGGGCAGACCAAGACGGGCGCGGTTGTCACGCCACGTAGTCTGGAGAAGGCAAGCCATATCACTAAGCGTCGAGCCGCACTGGGCGATGAACTGACCATCAGTATGTTGACAGGTGTGATCGGTGAGTCTGCGGCGCGGGACATGCAAGCGTTCTTCACGGTGGTGGACAAGTTGCCAACGTGGGATGCCATCATCACAAGCCCGAGTACGGCGAAGTTGCCTGACGATACGATTGCACGTTGCATCTGTGTGTTCGGTGCGATTACCCGAGTGCAGAGGGACACGTTGTCTAAGTGGATGACGTACGTACAACGTATGGACAAGGAGTGGCAAGCGTTGTTTGCCAAGTCTGTGATGAAGTCTGACAAGCAATCGTTCTGTGTGACGAACAAGGACTTCAAGGACTGGGCGTTGGCAAACGAGTGGCTGTTCTAATAAACATCTGTTTACAAATAGGAGTGCAACATGGCGAAACTAACCGCTGAACAGCGTGTGCAACGAGCGCACGTAGCCTTGATGAACGACCCGAAGTACTGCCTGTTCTCTGGCGTGTTCATGATCGGCAAGACTGAGGTGGTTGATGACGTACCCACTGCCTGTACCAACGGGCGTGACGTTAAGTATGGCCGCGAGTTTGTGGACGGACTGACCGAGCAGGAGTTGCGTGGGTTGATCCTGCATGAGAACAAGCACAAGGCGTTCCGTCATCTGGAGATTTGGAAGCCGCTGTGGAAGGAGAATCCGAGACTCGCAAACATGGCGTGTGACTACGTGATCAACCTGATGATCTATGACTCCGACAAGGAAGGCAGGATGGTCAAGTTGCCCGAGGGCGGGTGCTTTGATGAGCAGTTCCGTGGCATGGATGCAAACACTGTTTACAAAATCCTCAAACAGAAGCAGGACAAAGGCCAGTTGGGCGACGACGAGTCGGATGGTGGGTTGGACTCCCACGACTGGGAATCCGGTGAGTCTATGTCTCGCGAGGAAAAAGAAGTGTTGGCACGTGACATTGACCAAGCACTGCGACAGGGTGCGATCCTCGCCGGTAAGATGAAAGGTAACGTGCCGCGTGAAGTGACCGATGCCTTGACTCCGAAGGTGGACTGGCGCGAGGTGCTGCGTGAGTTCGTGAAGTCTGTGTGTGCGGATCGTGACGAGAGTACTTGGAGGCGGCCCGCACGTAGGTGGATCGGACAAGATGTGTATATGCCATCCAGTATCAGCACGGCAATCGGGCGTGTTGTTGTGGCGATAGACACATCTGGTTCCATCGACGGGGTACAAATCGCGCAGTTTCTTGGCGAGTTGAAGGGTATCTGTACGACGGTCAAGCCTGATGGTATCGACCTGTTGTATTGGGATACGGCTGTGTGTCAACACGAGAAGTACGAGCGTGGGGACTTTGACCGCATCGTTAGTAGCACTAAGCCGCGAGGCGGTGGTGGTACTGATCCACGTTGTATCCCCGAGTACATCCGTGCGAAGAGCATGAAGGCCGAGTGCGTGGTTGTGTTGACCGATGGATACGTAGGCTCATGGGGTAACTCATGGCCGTGCCCTGTGCTGTGGGGCATAACGACGGACGGTATCACAGCGGCTGTTGGTAAGTCAGTAACGATTAAATAAACACTGTTTATAAATAGGAGAGTGCAATCATGATTCAAGATAGTGCTGTTTTGGTTGATCTGAACATTTCGGTGTGGACTGGTCGCAAGTTGGATAAGCGTGTGTCTGAACAGGTAGACGCATCCAATAACACAAAGACACGAGCCGGTAACTACCACAAGAAACTACTTGCCGGTACGGCAGCATTGGACGCCCTTCACACGGCGGCTAACTTGATGCGTCAGTATCACTACGAGAACACGTTGCCGTGGAGCGATAGCGGTACGCGGCTGCTACCGATGAGTAACTTCTTCGATTACAAGGCAGGGATTGCTGACTTCCAAGCAAACTTCAACGGTGCGCTTGATGATTTTATCGCGCAGTACGACGACCTTGTTAGCGCGGCGGCGTTCACGTTAGGGGATCTGTTCAATCCTGCTGATTATCCGAGTGCTGAACAGGTGCGTAGCAAGAACTCTATACGTGTTTTGTATAGCCCTGTGCCCAATGCCGGTGACTTCCGTGTGGATATTCCGAACGAATACCGTGAGGAACTACAGAAGATTTCCGACGAGCGTATCAACGCAGCGATGAAGGACGCATGGGATCGGCTGCATGACTGCCTGAAACATATGTCCGAGAAGTTGGCAGGTGAAGAGAAGCAAGTGTTCCGTGACACGTTGGTGACTAACGCGACTGACTTGTGTTCGATCCTGACCAAGTTGAATGTGACCAACGACGCTAAGTTGGAGCAAGCACGTAAGCAGTTGGAGTCTGCGCTGGTCGGTGTCGATGCCAAGGAGTTACGTAAGAGCGATGACATTCGTCACGAGGTCAAGACCCGTGTTGATGAAATCCTGAGTATGTTTTAAGGAGGTGCAAGATGAGTGACCATGAGCGATTGCAGCGAGAACTAAAGAGAGTCTATGGCAAGGCTTTCCGTCATGGGTTTTTCGCGTGCTTGACGGGTGTGTGGTTGTTTTACGTCTACATGTAAACACTGTTTATAAATAGGAGAACAGAGATGCTTACTGGAGTGATTGAAGATTCTGACCGCTACGCTGCGCTAAATATGTTTATGCGTGACTTGAAGCGAGTTCATGTGAGTCGGTATCCATTGGAAGTCATATCGGAGAGACGCGACCAAGTGTTTATTTACGACACGCGGTTTATGGAAAAGCCGGTGCTGTCGCTGACTGCGGTAGGTGGAGACACATACAAGATCTGGAGTCCGCTAATCCAGAATGAGAAGTACAGTCATAACAATTCTGAATACAACACACGCAAAACAACTGACTTGGCGAAGATCAGACGGTGGCTGAAAGAGTACGCCGTGCCGCTCTCCACAGAGTTCATCGTGCGTAATTCGTACAGGATTATGACTAATAAGATGTATGTGTGGAAAAAGCAGTATGAATCTGAAATACAAGATCTTGTCGGGGACTTGAAGAATGGAGATGTAATTGCGGATATCCTTAACTACGTTAAGACAGGCGTGGCGTATCAAAGCGTGAAGTTCGATAAGTTAAAGAGCGAGGAGTTCCTCGATAAGGTCGAGCAGCAACTGTATCGTGCGAAAGTGGGTAACCCGCCGTTGCATGTGCTAGTCAACCCCGACGACCTTGTGTGCGTGAGCACGATGACACAAACGTGGGATGATCCTGAACACATATGTACACAACAATACGACGCGCTTGAGACTGACTATCGTTCAAAGATCGCACTGCTCAAGATGGCTCCGCCGAACACCGTGCTCGATCAGGTCGGGTTGCGTATTGACACATGTAACTTTTGGATATACAAATAGTTGACTCGCAAGCAACCGTGAGTTAGAGTGCAAAGATGATAAAATGTAGTAGATGGCTTTTGAGTGTGAGTCTTAAAAGTAATGGGGATCAGTATCGGTACTACACCCTGATTGATCAGCGCAAACAGCAGTCAACACGCTTCGATACTTATAAACACTGTTTACATATCGATGTCCAAGAAAAACTGGCGTTGGTGATGATCGGGCGGGGCAACTACGACAACACTAATGTGTTGGGTACGTGGATCGGGGATCGGCACTTGATCGTAGCCTTGAACAAAGACGAGTACGAGTTTCTACTGGAGTTAACGTATGGCGGCGACACCGGAAAGCAAGGTAAAGGATCGCGTAAAAAAGATACTGCTGAAGTATCCTAAATCGTACTACTTGATGCCGATGACGGGTGGATACGGATCGTCGGGCGCACCGGATATCGTGGCATGTATTGACGGTAAGTTTATAGGGATCGAGTGCAAGGCCAAAGGCAACAAACCCACGGCGTTGCAGATGAAGAACCTGTCCGAGGTAGTAGAGGCCGGTGGGTATGCGTTCATTGTCGATGACAACTCAATCGGTGTGTTCATCTTGGCGTTGGATAACGTGGTATACAACCGAGCAAAACCAGATTTAATGGATTTAACCCGTGAAGAAGGAACCCATCCCCCGCACTAAAACACGCTATGGCGTGGCGCGTCGGATACTACGACTGACAAGATCCAAGTTTGCCATCACGGCGACAGATTTGGTTACGACGTACGGGTTCACATACCGACACGCGCTACGGTACATCAGGTGGATGCAGGAAGAGGGGCTGCTGTACCTACGGTATCGCAAAGACAGATATAACTACTATTCAGTTGTGAGGAGAAAGCATGAAGTTCGAAAAGTTAGCTGACGCGCTTGCCGTAGCCCACGAGTTTGGGTTGGATGGTGTAGACGTAGCCATTCTTGGCGCAATTGCTGACAAGCGGCGTAGCGAAGGGAGTGCAACTATCATGCAGTTCTCTGCCGGTATCCCCGTCGCGTCATTTGCAACCATCCATGCGCGTGTCAAACGCATGGTGGAGAAAGGCATCTTGGCTAAACGTGTACACAAGAGTAACGAGCGGTACAAGATTCTTGATGATGGCCCTGCGCTAAGCAGGTTTATAAACAAGTTGAGTGATGTTTAATTAACAAAAGGAGTACTAGAGTGAAGACGAAACAAACTAAAACGCAGCGTATCAATGCAATGGTCGCAAAGTATCCCGACATGAAGCCGAGGGAGATTGCGAAGCGGTTGGGTGTTGATATTGGTCTTGTGTACCAAGTCCGGTATGAGACCAAGAAGAACAGCGAATTTGTAAACAAGGTGTTTACAAAAGCCAAGAAGAAGCCGTCGAAGATCACCAAAGCAGTGGCCGAGATGAAGGCTGCACTCGATGCGTTGGACAAGATTAAAGACAGACCGAAGAAACAGGATTGGGGTATCGCACTAGAGTGCCGTGATCATCCCTCCGCCGACCTCGTGAACCATCCCGCACACTACAAGGCCGGTGGTATTGAGACCATCAACTTCATCGAGGCGAAGGATTTGAACTACCGATTGGGCAACGTCGTGAAGTACGTCAGCCGTGCCGGTAAGAAAGACTCCGATCCCGTGCAGGATCTTGAGAAGGCAGCGTGGTATCTGAACCGTGAGATCGAAGCGAGGAAGAACGCATGAGCGAGACAGATAAGGGTTTTTTGGAGTTGGCTCTGTATGTCCTCGTAGCAATAGGTGTAGCCACCGCTACATCAATCTGCATGGCGATCATCACGATGCTTTGGCGGCTATTGAAGGGGGAGTTGAAGGAGGATAGGAAATGATCCGTTGGATATTAGACATATTTAAGAGACGCGCATCGTTCCGTAAGTGGGAGCAATCAAGAGTGCCGCCGCCCGAATGGGCGGCTAAGCGCGGTGGAGTGGAGTACTGGTAACTATGGAATACGCACAAGATAGGCTCAAGGCGGAAATCCGAGATCTGCGTAAGGAGATCGACAAGATGGAAGCCGAGTTTGAAGTCCGCCAGCGTGAGGCACTGATTGGCGAGATCGTAATTTGTATTGTGGTGTTTTTTGTGGGGCTGGCATTTGGCTGGATGATCGACAGATAGGAGGCACCATGGTTACCGAAGAGGACGATTGGGATCGTGAATGGGATCGTATGTCCCATACCATATCGGAGTACCAACAAGAGATCCGTGAAATGAGGGAGCGGATCAGGTGGTATGTGGGTCGCATTGAGCAACTGGAATCAGAGGTACGGGAGTTGAAGAAAACTGACAGCCGATGGGTGCAAGAGCCATGAGCGACCACAGACTACTTGAACTCGCTGCGAAGGCGGCGGGGATGACCATTGACACTCACTATGTTGATGGCGGGGCATCCGTGTGGGAAGGAGAGCGGCACCATTCGGACTGGATACCAGACTGGAACCCACTCGACGACGACGGCGATGCGTTGCGATTGGCGGTGACGTTGAAAATCAGTATCCATCTGCGTCCCAAGAGGGTGGAAGTTCTTTCATGGCCTCTCCCAAAAACACCTTATGGGTTTGGTGGAACTCCGTTTCCGAAAGTCGAAACCGTTGAACCATACGACGACGACCCTCTCGCCGCCACCCGCCGAGCCATAGTCAAAGCCGCAGCAGAGATTGGGGAGAACATGAAATGACCCGCGACGACGTTATCCGGTTGGCGCGAGAGGCGCATATGCACCACATGGCGTGGGACGACGATTACATTGAAGGAACTGAACGCTTCGCCGCCCTCGTTGCCGCAGCCGAGCGGGAGAAATGCGCGGAGATATGTGA